ATCATCAAAGAAGAAATTGCCGAATATGATAAGTATCAACCTCACAATGAATTAGATAAAGAGCAACACGAAGATACAAAAAATTATCTTGTGGATATGATTAAGATTACTTGCAAAGCATTAGATGATCTTAAACTTGGAGATGAAGTAGCCAGTGAAAGATACTGCACACATAAATTTAAAGAATTAGTTTTAGATAAGATTGGCAGAATAGACTACGAGCAAATGAGTGGAACTAAACTTGTAGAGTTAAAGACCAAGCATAGATCAAAAAGAAAATCAGATACTAAAGCAGGGTTTAGTTGGATCAAAGCATACTTACCAAAACAACCAGATATAAATCATGTACGCCAGTGTGCTTTCTATTGGTATGCCACAAAGAAAACTCCTCACTTACTTTATGTCAATCAAGATAACTTTAATGTCTTTACCCCTGACACTTGTGATTTGCTTACGCCTGAGTATATGGAATTTTTAATTCAACAAGATTTATTAGTTGATAAAATTCGTCAGAACATTGTGTACTTATGTCGTGGCTCGGCAAAAGATATGAGTAAATTAATTCCTCCACCAGACTTTTCAAGTTATATGTGGCGAGATGTACAGCCAGAGCTAATAAAAAAAGCAGCTAGCCTTTGGGACAATGTGTAGAATTATGGATACTGAATATTTAGTTAAGCAGCATAACAAGATTACACAACAGTTTCGTCATGATATTATCATGCGTAAATTAAAAGAGAGAGAAGATAGGGAGTTTAAAAATATGTTTACAAAATTATTATTAATTATTGTTATAGCTTTATTGCTTATGACGTTGATTGCTAGATGAAAATTATTCTTACGATAATAATGATGAATGGCACAATCTATAATTTAGGTTATGAAATTGATTCTTATTCTCCAAGAATATGTGATAAGTTATTTGATAAAGTAACTTACATAGGTAAGGCAAGTGGAAAGAATAAGTATGGTACTTTCTATAAATCAAAGGAAGTATTTGCTCACTCTTGCTCAATAGAAAAAACAACTAAAGGAAACAATGAAGGAAATGATAAATCAGGAAAAAATAAAACAAGTTAATGATTTGTGTGCAGCTCATGGCTCATACTTAAATCAACATGGTAAGAAAACAGTATCAGCTTGGTCTAAGATCAAATACTTTAGAGAAGTATTCGGTACTGAGTTTGGTATCAACTGTGTAATACAAGAACACTCTGATCGTTATGTTATAATGAAATGTATTATAACTAAATGTGATCCAGAACATATTATAGCAACAGGTTACTCTAAGCAATTCAGAGATAAGCCAGGCTATTTAGAGATTGCAGAAACATTTGCAATCACACGAGCTTTAAGTTTCATGGGTATTCTTCTTGAAGATGTAACTTCAAAAGAAGAGTATGAGGAATTAGAAATTCCAGTACAGCCTATGAATACTAAAGGTACATCATCAGCCAATATTAGATATGATGAAAGTACAATTAATGAACTGATTAAGAAGGTTCACTACGCACCGCATACAGCAAAACTAGATTTTCTGTGGCGTGCTAATAAAGATCTTCTAAATCAGATAAAAATAAAAGATCAATCCACTTACGATTCTATTTTAAATAAATTTAATAGTAAGCGTGATGAGATCACAACTCAAAATGAGGTATAATGAACGAGCCAATAAAAGATAAGATATATTTAAATCTTATCCCAAACGTAAATAAGAAACCAGGCGACAACCTACCAGTTATGGTAGCACCTAATTCACCTAAAGCTCCAGAAGGTAAAAACTGGCAGATGAATGTGAATATTGGTGGATCTTGGTTTTCTTATGCAGCATTTGATGGAGTTTCGATTGATGGTGAACCTACAGGCGGTTACACAATTATCTTAACTAAAAAAGATGCAGCACAAGCAACAGCAGGAGCAAATAAACAACCTGGATTTAAAGCTGGTGGATTTCAAAAGAAACCATTTACAAGCAATAAGTCTTTCGGTAATAGACAATACTAATAGCTACGTAAGTAGTTATTAATTCTATCCCTAGGGTTTCATCAGGCAGTCATGCCTACCCTTTCACGTTGTTTCCCTAGGGGTAGAGTAAAACAACAAAGGATATATATGACTAGCAAAGAAGATTTTATTGACATTGAAGAAAAGATTCAAAAGAGAATTATAAAAGAACGCCAAGAAGATTATGGTGATTACGAGGAAAACTTTGCCTTACTTGCCGAGCTTTTCTCTATCGTATTGTTTGATAAGATTAGAGTGGCACTAACCCCAGAAGATGTGGGACATATTATGATGTCGCTTAAACTGTATCGTTGCACCAAGAGATACAAGGCTGACAGCTATGATGATCTTTCTATCTACTGTAAGATGACAAAGAATCTAAGACACAAGGGTATTGCCAAAAAGGATAAATAGTGGTAAAGGTTATTCGTAATAAGAACTGTGAGTGTTCTTTTGTATATACAGAAGAATTTGATAGTGCAGAGATCGCATCAGATCCAAGTGCCAAAGGTGTATTGATTGATGTTAGGATCAGCAGTATTAAAACAGTTTTTACAACGATTAAACAGAAGGAAGATTTAGTTGGACAAACTAAGGATTCGTCTGCAAAAGATGAGAGATCTACAGGAGCTTAGACATAAGAAAGCTCTGGAGTTCTTTCATAAGTATCAAAAAAATCTTAGTGATTCTAAGAGATTGATATTTAAAATTGAGCAGACAAAAGAAAAGATAATGGCTTAAACATTATCTAATTAAAAAACAACGAACAGTTGCAAACGCAACAGAGGGAGAGTCATGACGCCAAGAGAATTCAAAAAGGAAATTAAATTAAGATATACATTTAATAGTTTTGCAAACTTAGATGAAAGAGAAAGAAAGATTTATCGCACAGGTTTTAGAACTGGTTATAAATTAGCAAGAGAGTATTTTAAAAACAGTTTTAAATATAAACATACTGTCGTTAAAGAAGTAATTAAGTATGTAACTATTAATGATGTGGTTGTACCTGAGAATGTTAAAAGCATGCTATCTATTATTGCCAATCAACTTGGAATAGATGTTAATGAAATCTTAACAAAGACTAGAGTTCAGTCGGCTGTTGTTGCAAGATCAATTCTTATAAATGTTTTAAGAGATAAATACGCTATGCCATTTACAAAGATTGGAGCTATTCTTGGCAACAAAGATCATACTACTATAATGCACCACGTTAAGATGAAAATTAATAGGGAGCATTTCTGGAAACCAAATCATATTATCTGGAACAGATATGATTATGTTATGAAAAATGTTAAGTGATTAGCTTACGCAGTAATTACTTCTTAAATCCTGATAACAAACTCTTATAAGATTTTTTAGATATAGTAGATTCAGATTTAGATCTGGATGTACCAGCTTCTTTACGTTTGTTAATATTATAATACAAACCTTTCTTAGCCATCTTACCTTCTTTTGTTTTATGATACTTTGATTTATCCATATTATTCTCCTGCGTATTTATGTTTACACTTTTGTGTCTTTAAATATTCTATATACATTTCCATACGCTTATCATTATTATTGTTACTCACAAGTGATTGTTTCTCTTTGGCACGTACATTATTAAAATATATCTCATAACAACTATGTTCTAATGAGTGGCAAAAGTTTAATTTCTCTGCATTGATAACCCATCCTCCTTCGTTTGACATATGCTCTTTGCCACAGATATGACAGTTACCGCAAGACTTTAATATTAACTTTCGTTTAGACATTTTTTATTTTTTAAAAAAAGAGTTTGTACAAAATTGTCGCACTTAATATTATACACCCTAAAACTTTTATCGTCTAGTCTTCAATAAAATAAATTAATAAATATTTTGCTAAGAAAATATCGTTTGACATAATATAACCGATATGGTAGACTACCTAAATAATAAAAAAACAACAAAGGAGAAAGTATGCTTGCACTTAGAGTGAACGTAGAAAATCTATATCAGAAATTAATGAGATTAGATTTTAAGTTAAAAGAAAGATACGAGTTTAATTATAAAAATTATCTTGTATCAATAGATGTCTTAACAAATAAAGTTATTCAAGTATCAGGTAAACACGATACTGATTATGAGAATAATTTTACTACACAGTTTATCTACTATAAGAAAAACGAAGTAGTCAAAGCTATAAAAGAAAGAATAGATAACTTAATAAAATAATTAAAACTTTGTACCCCTCAAAATTTGGGGGGT